CAGCTTCGATTGCGGCAGATGGTTTTGTTCTATGGATAGCGCAGGCTGCTGACCAGTTCATTCCTTGGGGACAACAGCCAAAGGCAAGGGATGCCCAACTGCGGCAGTTTGTTGTTAAGGAGAACTACTTCGCCTCGGCACTTGGCATTGTGGCTGCCCGCAATGCTAGTTTCTCCTGGCGGGTGGAAGGCAGGGATGCGCCTCGCACCAGCCAAATTATGCAGGATGTGTTGCTGAATGCACAGTATGGCAAGGGCTGGGAAGAATTCATTATCCGTCTCACTATCGATATGTGTACCCAGGATCTTGGTGCCTATGTTGAAATTGTGCGCGAAAGTGACAGCGATACAGCGCCAGTCATCGGCATTGGTGTATTGGATGCAGCAAGGTGCTGGCCTACTGGCAACCCCGAGAAGCCTGTCATCTATAATGGCACCACCGGCAGATGGAAAGAACTAAAGTGGTATCAGGTCTGTCAAGTGATGGAGATGCCCTCGCCTTTGTCGGCTGGTAGCCAGTCGGCCACCTATAGCCTTCAGTACTGTGCCCTCACGCGGGCGCTGCGGGCTTGCCAGATACTGGCGAATGTTGCCATCTACAAGGATGAGAAACTTGGTGGCCGTTTTCAGCGCCAGATTCACCTTATTTCTGGTGTCAACAAAGACCAGTTGCAGCAAGCTATTTCTGAGCGTACAGAAATAGCTGATGCCCAAGGATTGACAAGGTACATGCAGCCAGCCATCGTCGCCAGTGTTGACCCCAATGCTGATGTGAAGGTGGTGACGCTTGAACTGGCCACCTTGCCAGAAGGCTTTGATGAGGAGATAACCACCAAAAACTACATAACTGTCCTCGCCATGGCTTTTCTTACTGACTATCAGGAGTTCGCACCGCTTCCTGGTGGTAACCTTGGCACTAGCATGCAGAGTGAAATCCTTCACATGAAGTCACGCGGCAAAGGCCCAGCGCTGTTTATGAAGAAAATCGCTCACCTCATCAATGAGGAAATCCTGCCTAAGAATGTTGAGTTCAAGTTCGAGGAGCAGGACATCGAGGCTGCTAAGACTATGGCTGAACTGAGCAAGATGCGAGCCGAAGAGCGAAAGGCAAGGATTGAAAGTGGCGAAATCACACCAGAAGTTGCTCGACAGATTGCAGTTGACAGTGGAGATTTGGCCCAGGAGGTCTTTGAAGCCATGGGTGGCACCGATGTCACGCCACCTTCGCGGGTCACGCGGGATGATGAGAAGCCACAGCCGATTCAACCAGCCACAGAGCCAGTTAAACTACAAGCTCCTACAGCACCACCAGGTCCAGCGGCTCCTCCTGCTAAAGTTCCTCTGCCTGTTGCGGGCGGAAAGGCAGACGATTTCGAGCAAGTCACAGACGAGCGAGTTGCGCTGGAAGAAGAGACAGCAGTTGAAATAGGAACTATCTTAGCACGTGTAAAAGAAAAGGTCGCGCGTAGGCTCGCGCGGGAGAGTTAAATGCCTGATGCACCTGTTGTCTTAACATTTGATGCTATGGAATTAATCGAAGCAGAAAATCGTAGTGCTAAAGACATTCTGAGAGTCTTGATAGAACGCATGCGCATTGACGATCGAAGAGGATATTTTGCAGCCAGCATGATAGCAGAAGCCCTAATAGAAGAAATAAGCACTCTAAGTGCACGAGGCGTTGTGGAAGAATGGAATGCTCCAGATAATTAATCGGCTTCAGGGCCAAAAGTTTAATCCACATCACGACAAGCTAGGAAAGTTTGCTAGTGGTGGCACCGGAGGAGCCGGTGTTATTCCAGAAGGTGGTCCTCTAGAAGCTGACTTCGTAGGAGAGTTCACTGGTCCTTTGTTTCATGGCACTACAGTTGAAGGAGCAGGAGAAATAACGAAAAAGGGCATGAAACCTAGTAAGTTGGGAATAACTGAGGAAGTGTTCTTAGGAACTTCTAGGAACAGAGTTCGTTTCTATGAAAATGGTGGCCTTGTTGTTTATCATGTGAATAAACTCAATATTGTCTCCAATGCTCATGCTACTGATGCTGCTAGGGAGATTTATGATAATAAACATGATGCATTTCATGCGAAACTTCATAAGGTTGGCCCTTCTAGCCCAGAGGCGCAAAGGTTATACGCCTTCGAAGAACGAGGAGGGATTCAAAGACAAGTTCGTCATGAACTTGTTCGTCGGGGAATTGATGCCTATACTCAAGGAAGTGATACAATTGTCGTTCTTAATCTTGAGAAGCTAGGAACTCCAAAAGTTTTTACTGGTGATGTGTTAGCCACCAAGGAATTTGCCCAGAAATCCCTTACCGATATTCCAGATGACAAGAAATTCTGGCAGGAAATCCGCCAGCAAGTAACAAAAGAAATCCAGCCTTTATTCCTAGAACTAATGCTAGCTGGTGTTGAATTCGCCACAGAAGCAGTAAATCTGATGAGGAAAAAGGCTAGTGGGCAAAAAGCAGGACCAATAGATACAGCAATTTATATTCCAGATGAAGATATTCTAGCCAGAGAAATAGCAGCATGGCTGCCAACTTTCACAAATTCCTGGTATGACACCATCGAAATCACCACTCGCTCGCGCTTGCGAGAAGTTCTAGCGCAAGCTGTGCGCGAAGGACAATCAATAGATTGGGTCTACAAATCAATAGAACCACTTTTTGGCGCGACAAGAGCCTTGAGAATTTCCCAGACAGAAATGACCAGAATCTTCGCCAAAGGCCAGGATATGATTTATGCCGAAGCAGGCGTAGATACAGTAGAATGGCGAACAGTAAGAGATTTTGCTGTTTGTAGTGATTGTGCTCCTCTCCATGGCAAAGTATTTCCACGGAGCAGCGGGCCAAGACCACCAAATCATGTAATTTGTAGGTGTTTTATGGCACCCCATATCGCAGAAGAAGCTGCTGCTGAGAAGTTTTTGTGAACCTGAGACACTTTGTTTGCGCCGAAAGGACACCTATAATTAAGTGAAAGAACAATGCTAGGCATTCAGGTGATTGCGCTGCCAAAGGGTTACAGGACGCAGCATACTGTAATGACGGCTGTAGCTTTGAATGGCTTTCTAAAAGATTGCCAATCGCAGTTTCAGAATTATCCAGTAGCAATGCCCTGGACAAGTCGTGTCCCAAAATCGGGGCCGCGCAAAGGCGGCAAGAGGACAGGTGCCTTGGGACAGCATTGGAGCATGGAATACATTTCCATGTATGAAGGTCGGCTAACAAACCGGCTTGGTTATGCAGGTTATGTTGAGGGCTATACCGACCATGGCAGAAGCGGCGAGCGACAAACAGGTGTAATGGCCAGACGAAGGTGGCCTAACATTACAAAGGTGGCGAATACAACTTGGAAGAAGTGGCTGCCAAATGTAGCCAAGTCTTTCTCTGTAATTAGAGCGAGGTGAAAGATGCCCTATAACACAGTAGATGAACTTCCAGATTACATCAAGAAAATGCCTGCCAGCACGCAGAGACAATTCATGGCGGTATTTAATTCGGCGCATAAAAATTGCATGAGTGCCAAGGTGGGTGGCGGTGCGGGAGATGCCAAAGCATGTGAGGCCGTTGCCTTTCGCATGGCCAATGGTGTTGTCAAGAAAGCCAAGAAAGACCTTGAGAGCAGATTTGAGATACCATCCGAATTTGAATTTGCAGAGAATCTTGAACTTGGCGACAAAGAAGTAGAAGGCGAGAAATGCGAGCCTTGTGCAGAATCTAGAAAGCCGCAATATGGTGGGGCAACTTCTTTTGCCGAAGTAGATGGCTGGTCAAATGCTCAGAGCGAAACAAGCAAGATAACCGGCCAAGCCTACATGTTCCGTGCTATCATCGATAATATTATGGAAAATGAGGATCTTTCTCTGGCTGAGAAGAGTGCTCGCATTGCTAAGGCGGCATCGGAATTGCCTGATCGTGTGGCTAATCCTCCTGAATACAAAGAATTGGGCGAGGGAGAGAAAGCAAGCAAGACCGAAGGTGGCGAGAGTTTTTCGGCTAGTGATTATGCTTATGTCCCCGAGCCTGACAAACCTTCAACTTGGAAAATCCGCCTAACTGAATCCCCAGGAAAGATGACAGTAGCGCAAGTAGCGCGAGCCATCACTGCCTTGCAGCCTGGAGGTTTTAGGGGCAATGAAGCGCAAATCCCAGCAGGTGACAGAGCAGGGGTAAAGAGCAAGATTTCTGCTGCCATCGGCAAGATTCCTGGTGCAGATGACACCCAGAAGAAAGGTCTTCACGATCGTCTTGATGCTGTCAAGGAATTGGCGGAAGAGGAGAAGGTGGGCAAGCGGGTGCAGTCGGCATGGATTCTCAAATTAAAGAGCCTGCTTGGGTCCATGAAGGACTTTGTAACATGGGCTGAATATGAAGATGCCCAACCTGCGGATCAGACAGCGAAGGCCGAAGAAACCATCATTGAGGAGGGCGAGGCGCAGTTTGAAGATGAGGCAGTGGGTTTCAAGGTCTATTGGGATGAGAAATCTAATCTGCCGCGATGGTTGGCAAAAAGTTCTAATGCCTTCAAGGACAAGCATGAAGAGATTTTCCGCACCAATGCATTGGAGGAAGCAGTTGACCACGCGGATAAAAGTGAAGATCGTGGCCCATTGCTTTTCTTCCATGTTCCTGGTGCGCAAGTTGGCTCTTGTGACTTTCAGGCAGTCATTGGCCGTTTCCTTGTCGAGAGTGGAACCTTTGACGATACCGAACTCGGACGAAAGATGGTTGGTTACCTAAATGACCATCCAGAGGATGTGTTCGGGATCTCCATTGGTTACAAATACGACCGACAAGACCGCGAAGATGGCATTTATGACTGGCTGCGGATTACTGAGCGGTCACTTACTCCTCCAGGTGCTCAGGCGAACCCATGGTGCGAGCTGGTGGCCAGTAGCAAGGAGATTGATATGAGTCTTACGGACACAAAGAAAGCAGCCTTGATAGAGGTCTTTGGCGAGGAGCGGGCTGGCAGCATCATTGCCTCCGCCGAATCCCAGACCAAGGAACTTGAAGAGCAGGGCGTGGCCTTCAAGGAAGAGGAGGCAGTGGCAGAGGCCGCAGAAATTATATCTGAGGGAACAGTTTCCGAGGAAGTAGTTTCTGAGGAGGCTCCAGCTGCTGTCGCCGAAGAGACGCCAGTCAAGGATGAATTAGCAGAGCGGGTCGGTAGTTTGGAGGAAGGCATCAAGGGGCTGACTGAAAAACTGACTGAGCTGACAGGCCTTCTTGGAGATCTTCAGAAGAGCGAAGACGACCGGATTGCCGAGATGCTAGTTCCTCGTCGGCCTGTAGTTTCCGCTGTTGAGAAGGGTGGCAGCAAGAGTGAGTCTGAAGCGGTTGCGGCAGTCAAAGAGGCTCTTGGCAAGGCTGTCGAGAATCCCATTGACCCGTACGTTGACGACTTGAAAGGCATTTTGCCGATACCCCAGTCTGGCTAGGACAGGCGCTCTTAGCCAGACAGGATATGCGGTGAACAGGACTTATTCGTTTAATCTATTGTCGAGGAGGAAAACATGGGAGACATTCTAGAAACATTGGCGGAGGCCCTTGCTCCTGCCCTTGCAGCCCAAAATGCACGTAGGTATGGGATAGGGGAGAAGCATAATGCTTCCGGCGTACCTAGCACTGCGATGTTGCATGGTCCAGGTGGGTTACTCAGTTATCCTGGTGTGGATCCGGTACTGTTCCACACTGTTGTAGGAAACAGGGGTATCCTGGGTGCATTGCCAACATCGCCAAGTCTTTTCACTGACCCGACATACTACACCATCACTGGTGTTCAGGATGATGTGGGCAGCGAAAAGAATACTGTCTGCGAGAACGCGCCGACATCTGGTCTTATCAAGGGCTGCTTGGCACACTCTGTCTTCGGTCGATATGAGAGAGCTACTCAGGAAGTGGAACTCAACCGGCTGGGACAGAGGCGGGACCGCGCTGACCCGATGGACTTGACGCTTATCGGTTCACCGATACATACGTCAGGTCTGTTTACTGGCGGCGCGCAGTCGCCAGCAGTTCCTGGTGACCTACTTCGGAGCGAGATTGCACGTCTCTTCTGGACGCGTAACATCAGCATGCATCGACTGCTGAACTTGCAGCTTTGGCAGGGTAACCCAGCCAACAACTCTGCTGGTGGTGGTTATAAGGAACTGACCGGACTTCGTATCCTCATTAACACAGGTTATGTGGATGCCGAGAATGGTACCCGTTGCCCGAGCATGGACAGCGACCTGAAGGACTTCAACTACGCAAGAGTCAATACCAATGGTCCAGGATTAGTGAATGCCATTTCTTACTTGTATCACACAAGGTTCGATTTGGCAGAGCGCACAGGCGTTCTTCCTGTTCGTTGGGTTTTGGCCATGCGGCCAGAACTGTTCTGGGAAATCACGGCAATTTGGCCGTGCAGTTACCTTAGTTACCGTTGCGATTTGTCGGGCATACAGAACAATGGTGGTGCTGCTCTTATCATTAACGGCACTGACCAGGTTGCGATGCGCGACGAAATGCGTAATGGGAAGTACCTTCTTATCGATGGTGTGCGGATTGAAGTTATCGTGGATGATGGTATTCCGATGGCTACCAACACCACGAACGCTAATGTCACTTCCGGTTGTGCTGCCAGCGACATCTTCTTGATTCCGATGTCGGTTATTGGCGGTCGTGCAGTGACCTTCCTGGAGTACTTCGACTACACCAACCCCGATATCAGTCAGGCACTGGGCAACATGATTCTTGGTCGCGTTGAGGGAGCTTTCCTGACATGGCCGAGGCAGCTAAACCAGTGTGTAGTGTGGCAGACCAAGATTGAGCCACGACTGGTTTTGCGGACACCATGGTTGGCCGGACGACTGCAGAATGTCCAGTACTGCCCGCTCCAGTTCGCGCGCGAGCCATTCCCGGATGACCCGTACTTCGTGGACGGTGGCAGGACTTACCGAACAGGACCGAGTTTCTACGAACTTTGGAGGCAAACTCAGGCTGGTGGGCGCGGAGCGCAGTAGTAGTTAGCAAATAGTCCCTCATGCAAATGAGGGTAGTTGTGGTGGGGGAGGAAAGCAGTGAATGACCTGCCATTGCTTCTCCCCCACCCAGCGAAAGGTTTGTATGCTTAGAGGCAATTGGCTGTTAACTGGCGGCTCGGGTTTCTTATGCCGAGCCATTATTCGCAGGGCAGACCGAGAGGGGTGGCCCTGTCAGTTTACTGTTTTTTCTAGAGATGAGGAAAAACACTGGAAACTTCGTCGCCGATGGCCAGATATACAGTGTGTGATAGGTGATGTCAGGGATTATGACCGACTAGAGCCAACCATGGCAGGCCAGGACGGAGTGATACACGCAGCAGCCATCAAGTTTGTACCCGAGGCTGAATTCAATGTAGCAGAGACAATAGCAGTAAATATTGAAGGCTCCCGCGCGGTCGCGCGGGCGGCTGTGAGGCAGGGTGTTAGTCGTGTGATTGGCATTTCCACTGATAAGGCATGCTTGCCAGTAAATGTCTATGGCATGACTAAAGCCCTTATGGAACGATTGTTGTGCGAAGCCAATGCATGGTCTGCCGACACTCAGTTCAATGTTGTGCGTTATGGCAATGTTGTTGGTTCTACGGGTAGTGTGATTCCAATTTTCCAGCACCAGAAAGAGACGCAGCGGCGTCTTACACTTACCGACAAGAACATGACCCGTTTCTGGCTTTCTCCTGATGGTGCTGTCGATGTAATCCTCAAAGCGTTGGAAGAAAAACAGGGTGGAACAGTGATTGTGCCACGTTGTGGCGCCATGACTATGCACAATCTTGCTCTTCTTGTGGCCGATGGCTGCCCTATTGATATTGTGGGCGCACGCCCAGGAGAGAAAGCTCACGAGGATTTGATTCATTTCCGAGAATCAGTGCGAGCTTGGCAAGATGGCAACTACTATCGACTTGAGCCAGTTTCTGAGCCTCCTGGAGAACACGAGCTGTTTACCTATAGCAGTCAAGCCCCAGCTCATTGGATAGAACCGGAGCAGATGGCACTCATGATAGAGGATGCGGCAACATTATGAGAGCAGTAGTTTTTGGTGCCAATGGCATGCTTGGCAAAGCTCTGGTGCGAATGGCGAAAGATCAAGGTTGGCATGTTACTGCTTATAGTCATGAAGAGTGGGATATAACTTCGCCTTGGAAAGCACCACCAGCCGATGGTTATGTTTGGGATGTGGCTTTCAACTGTGCAGCCATCATCCCTGCGCGAGAAGGCTCGCAAAGAAATATGGCTGCGGTTAATGGTATAGGACCGCATGTTTTGGCGGGAAGCCTGAATGGGCGTGTAGGTCTTCTAGTTCAGATTTCAACTGATGGTGTCTTTTCTGGCGACCGTCTTCATGGTACATATTGTTGCCAAGATATTCCTGATCCAATCACTCTTTATGATCGCACCAAGTTGACAGGCGAGCTGACTGATTGCAATTTTGCTGCCACCATTCGAACTAGTTTTGTTGGCTGGGAGCATGGCTTGCTGGCTTGGCTGGTTTCTCAAAAGGGCATTGTTCCTGGATTCATTAATGCATGGTGGTCGGGGTCAACTGTAGATGCAGTAGCAAGGGCCATGGTTCTGAATGTTCGAACTGGTCTAGAGCCAGGACTTTATCATTTGGCTGCGGAAGTTCCTATACGTAGATTAGACATGCTGAATATCATACGCTCAGTTATGGATTTGTCTGTTGAAATTGAACCGACTGAGGAGCCGCATATCAATCACGCTTTGGAGCCAACATTGTGGTTAGAACCTTTTGAGCCAGCTTTTTGTGATATGGCAAAGGAGTGGTGCCCGTGAAAAGCCAGTGGGACAGTCCTAGTATTGCAAATATCATAGAGAATTTCTGGGAGAGCACAGGATCAGATGTGGTCCGGAAAATGGTTGCCGAATGGATTGGGCCACAAACAGGCAGATTCCTAGACCTTGGATGTGGCACTGCTAGGATGTCCACTTTTCTAAAAGGGCCATGTTATTATGTAGGACTTGATGGCTCGGAGGAAATGTTGCAATTTGCTAAGGCGCGAGTGCCAGCCAAACAACTTGTGCTGGGGGATTTACGAGAAGGATTGCCTTTCCCTGATGCATCATTTGGAACGGCACTTTGTATGGAAGTTATCAGGCATCTGACCTCTTACGATTCTGTGCTGGAAGGGCTGGCGAGAGTAGTCAAGAAACGGATATTCATTGTAGATGTTTTTCATGATGGGCCAGAGTCTGGCTTTGGCGAAGAACGAATTGAAACTGAAGTATTTCCCAACAACACCTGGTCATTGTCGCAATTTTTGGCTGATGCAGCAAAGCATTTCCCAGGTTGGGCAGCAGATGTGTATACATTCAGCAATGGTGAATTGGGAATAAAAATCGAGGCTCCATGAATAAGATTCCTGTCTTCCGACCTTCGCTTCTTCGACCAGCGGGCCATCCAATTTTGGACGAAGTTCTGAATTCTGGCTGGTGGGGAACAGGTGCTAAGGTTGTAGAAGCGGAATCTAGTTTTGCAGTTTATGCGGATGTCATTCCGGAACGCTGTCTGATGCTGAATAGTTGCACAGCTGCACTTCATTTGGCAGTCAAATTGTTCCCTGATGCTAAACGATTCTTGGTGCCCTCCTTGACATTTGTTTCAACGGCTTTGGCGCCGCGATATGAAAACAAATGCGTGGAATTTGTTGAGGTTGGCGAGGATTTATGTATTGACCAGGA